AGGCGGGTGTAGTACAGGGTCCAAGTCGTCGTGTTATCCGGCTTCGGCCACACAGTGAACTGCGGGTAGACGATCACGTTATCAGCGCCTGTTGCGCCAGTACGGCGATTAATCCAAATCTGGATCGGGCGACCCGTCGCGTTCTTGTTCGGGATCGACACGTAAGTACTGGATGAAATGCGCGAGATGTTGATGTCTTGCTGGTTCGTGCCCGTCCCAGTCCTAATGACATGGTCTAAAAGATCGACCGTATCTACCGGCAGATCATAAGTACCGACGTTGTAAGTCAGAACATGAGTGCCCTGCTCCAGCGTCCACAGGTTGATGCCACGGTTGGCCCAGTCCATCAAAAGCAATGACAGACTACGCTTCGCGGTACGTAGGTCGTATCCACTACGCAACTCAGCCCCGCAACGCTCAAACGCCTCTTCTACGATGGTGTTGAGGTCGAGGTTGAAGTCGGTTGTAGCTGTAGTCTTGTCAGCCATTACTTCTTACCTTTAGCCTTTTTAACGCTTAGCCGTTTTGGCACTTTCACGGAAGGCTTTGGCGGTGGGGGCACCGGCACTTCCGGGCTTTCGCATTTTTTCCCCAGACCCCGCAGCAATGCGAGCACGTTTTTTATGAATGTTTTCATAGAGACCACCTTTAGCCATACGAATAGGCTTACCCGTCCCTTCGACAGGCTTGTCATCACCGCGACGCTTAGCGCGAGGAATTTTGCTAGGTGCCATTGCACCCATACCGCGTGATGGCATCATGACTGGGCATACCTTCCATAAGGACTACGACCGCCGAACTGACCCAAGCTAGCTAAGCCTTGGAACAGCGGACTGCGACGAGGTGCAATCATGGGTGACGACGGCGGCGACATCGGAACCGGCTCAGGCTGGACCGTCATGGGAGGAGAAAATCCCCCACGGTTTGGATCGTACTGTCCGGTTTCGTCTGGAATGTAGGCTCCGCCTTGATTCCCGTATGGGTTCCCGTATTTATTAAAATTCTCTAACTGTTCTGGGCTAATGTACTGTTCATCGGTAAATTTGAGATCCGCAGTGCCAACCGCACCATTAGCAAACCGGTCATAGTAGTACGGGTTTTTTACCTTGCCAGCATTAGGGTCCGGCAACGGCTCAGACGGCATTACGCCCGTGACGGGGTTTGGCATAGGTTGCGGGGCTAATTGCGGTCTTTCTGTTAGGCCAAACGGATCTCCGCCTCTATAGGCTGGCGGCATAGTGCCTTGGTTCGCTCCCTCATCACGAATAAACATCTGCCTAGTAACGTCGTCGGGGCGATAATCGGTCTGCATAGCGCGGCCCGGATTGTAGTCCGGGTTCAACTTCATTCCCGGAGGGGGCTGGGTACCGCCCCAGCCATTACTAGGTGCAAAAGGTTTTTCTGTTAGGCCAAACGGATCCCCGCTGCCATACCGACCCATACCACCGCCAAAGAGCGAACCTAGACCGCCGAACTGGCCGCCGTATCCGCCCATGCCCCCACCAAACCCGCCAAACATCGGGCTACCAAACGGAGAACCAAAGCCACCAAACGGGGAACCTTGATTGCCTACATAAGGCGAACCAAATCCACCAAATCCGCCGTAGCCGCCCATGCCTCCGCCAAATCCGCCAAATCCGCCGTAGCCACCACCAAAGCCCCCCATACCAAAGGGCATACCGTAGCCGCCACCAAAGCCTCCCACGCTCCCATACCCACCAAGGCCCATATTCATAGGACCATAGCCCCCCTGCTGTTGAACGGGGCCGCCGACCATAGTCGTATTAGTTGTTGGAGCAGAAGCGTAGGAAGCCATGAGAACCTCTTAGACGAACTTGCCTCGGGTCTTTCCCTTGGTAGCACAGCCATCAGCACGCTTGGAAGCAGAGCCAACAGAACCGCCGCTACGCATGTTGCTAGATGGCGGAGTAGGCATAATAGGGCCGCTAGAAAAACTAGATACGGTCGGAGCAGGCTTACCACCACCGGTAGTCAAGTTTCCGCTTGGAAGTTTTACACCGCTACCTCGCGGCGTAACACCCATCTTCTGACGAAGCGTAGCCGTCTTAGCAAGTTCAGCCTTACCCCTTTCGCTAGCAGCCTTTCCGCGAGCAAGAGCCTCATCAATAGCAGCACGGGCTTTAGCGGGATCAATTAATTTGGACTTATTCATACAAACTTACCTCGGGTCTTGCCTTTGACAGCACAACCATCAGCACGCTTGGAAGCAGAGCCAACCGAACCACCGCCAGCCATCTTCTTTTTCGGAGCGGGAGCCTTCTTAATGTCGTCGCCAAATCCGGCACCCGGCTTGATGGTCGGGACATCCGGCAGCATGTGCGGAGGGACCAAATCGTCGTTAGGCGACGTAGGCGGCATTACAGGTTTACGAGCTTTCTTACTCATTAGCATTTACCGCCGTAAGCCATCTTAACTTCCTTACCCTTGGTCTTGCCCTTCTTGGCAACACCGTCAGCGGCCTTACGGAAGGAGCCAGCCATGCCGCCCTTCTTCATGCCGTACTCGGCCTTCTCATGCTTGATCATGGACTTCGGAGCGCCTTTCTTCTTCATAAAGGCGATTTCCTTCTTTGCCATCTTCTTGGATTCTTTCATTTGGATTTACCTTTAAATTTGCGGCCTTTGTCGGCCTTCATGAACTCTTTCCCTACTTTCGCAGGGATACCCAATCGCTTGGCTGCTTTCGGATCGTTAGCGACCAAGGCCATAAGACGATGCTGTTTGCCGGACTTACTTGGCACGGTCCTTCCACCGGGAAATAATGTCCTTCACCGTATCAGTTTCGTAGATACGGATGCTCGTCCACACAATTGTGATTAATGCTGCAATTGACGGGAGCATGTTTACCAACGTCCCTACCACGGTAAAGACCGAGACTGCATCGCCAACGGTCTTAACGATTTCTTGACTCTCTTGTTTCATCTTCAGCAATTCCACGCTCGAAGACTTTTGTTGATCCGGGAATTAGGGTCATTCGCAGTCTTGGCGCTCGTCAGTTTCTTCTTCATCCCCGACATCCGGGCACAGAAGGATTTCTTACGAGAACCGCCTTGGGGCTGCGGAGCCTTAAGTCCCGGCTTACCGGGGTTCGCACGGTTGTAGGAAGCCCTGCCTTTGGCATTTAAGCCGCCAGCAGGGTTCTTCCCTTCTTTCCGCTGCCAAGCGGGTGACTTAGGCATAGAACACCATCACCGAGGCAATGTCCGTGACATCAACATAAATGTTGGTCTGGAACACAAGGCCTTCGCCGGGGAGCAGGATGTAGTCTGGTGCCGTGGACGAAGCAAGGGTATTCACGGTCATTTTCACCGTGCCCGAAGCGCCACCGTCCTTGAACACCACGCTGCCTGCACCGGCTGCGGGGATGATGTAAATAGCCTTAATGCGATTGCGCCCGAGGGTATTACCTGCCTGATCAGCAAGAAGGCCATCGGTAGTTCGAACCGCACTAGCTAATACATCTGTTTGCATAGCCATTAGCGGCTCCTATTAAGCAGCGACAGCCCCGTTGATTCCCACAATCGCCCAACCAGCGGCGGTGTAGATCAGGGTGGCAGCATCGCCAACGTTCGTAAACGTGATCGTGGTGAAGCCAATCTTCGTGGTCGGGGTCAGCACAGCCGAACCGCCATCAACCACGTGAGCAACAACCTTCAACTGACCAACCGTGCCGTTAGCAAGGGTCAGAGCCTGAGCAGCGCCAGTCGTGGTAAGCGAAGTGAACATGTCGGTCACATTGACCGCACCGGCTCCCGAGAGGGACTGAACCGAAGCGAAGACATCGCCCGTCACGTTGCCCGTGATGTTACCGACGAAATCACCGATGAAACCGTTGTCCGAAGCGACCGGACCCGAGAAAGTAGTACGTGCCATTTAAATATTCCTCACATGCGAGTAATGCTTATCAGTCTGCATGTCGTCAGTCGGGGCTGTCTGATAAGCGGATTTTTCCCGATAGAGACTATATACACACTATAGCCTTAAAAGGAAAGGG